CTGGTGGGAGAATGATCCACAACGTGCCTTAGCTAACAACTCAGTGAGCTACACAGAGAAGCCTGATGCTGTATCATTTATGCGTGAGTGGATGTCTCTGGTAGAGAGTGGCAGTGGTGAACGTGGTATCTTTAACCGACAAGCATCTGTAACCCAATCTAAGAAGAATGGTCGTCGTGACCCTAACCATGAGTTTGGTACTAACCCTTGCTCAGAGATTATTCTACGGCCATACCAATTCTGTAACTTGACGGAGGTAGTAGTTCGTGCAACAGATACTGTGGACACTCTTGAACGTAAAGTCCGTATGGCAACTATTCTGGGAACTATACAGTCCAGTTACACAAAGTTTCCCTATCTGCGAAAAGTGTGGCAGAACAATACGGAAGAAGAACGGTTGCTTGGAGTGTCTCTGACAGGCATTATGGACAACCCACTAATGACAACAGCTAACAATGGATTGGAGAAGACCCTTGAACACCTTAAAGCTATCGCAGTGGCTACAAATGCTGAGTGGGCTGAACGCCTTGGTATCCCTGCTTCTGCTGCTATCACTTGTGTTAAACCTAGTGGTACTGTATCCCAGCTTGTTGACAGTTCTTCTGGTATTCATGCTCGTCACTCAGAGTATTACATACGTACTGTCAGGGGAGATAACAAAGACCCTCTAACACAGTTTATGAAGGATCAGGGTATCCCGAATGAACCTGATGTGTTTAAGCCAGATCAGACTACGGTGTTCAGTTTCCCTATGAAGGCTCCCGCAGGGGCTACAGTAACAAGTGACCTTAGTGCTATTGACCAGTTGAAGATGTGGTTGGCTTACCAGCGTAGTTGGTGTGAACATAAGCCCTCCGTGACAATCAATGTAAAGAGTGATGAGTGGTTCTCTGTAGGTGCTTTTGTCTATGAGAACTTTGATGAGATGTCTGGTGTGTCGTTCCTTCCCTACAACGAACACACATATCAACAGGCTCCTTATCAAGAGGTAGGTAAGAGTGACTACGAAATGCTTTTGTCATGTATGCCCGACAGCATTGACTGGAGTAAACTTTCAGAGTATGAGGTTGAGGATAACACAGCAGGAAGTCAGACATTAGCTTGTTCTGGGGATAGCTGCGAGATCGTTGACTTGACCTGAGACGCCTAGCCTGTTTGGAATTACCCGATGGGGGTTGACCTAGGTACACCTGAGTATGTGTATAAACTGCTCACCTTACTCTAGCAAAGGAAAGTCATGTACACAATCATTACAAGAGACCAATGCAACTTCTGTGACACAGCTAAGGCAATATTGGCAGGCTCTGGACTACGTTATAAGTCTTACAACGTACAGGCCTCCGAAGGGAAATGGTTACTTACCCTAATCAAACAGGCGGGACACACGACAGTCCCTCAAATCTATGCCCCTGATGGTAGCTATATCGGAGGTTATACGGAACTTAAGGAACATCTTGATGCAAGTACGTAAACAGTTTAGCAGGTCACTCTACGAAGCCTATGACACCCCCGCTAAAGAGGCTCTGGTGGCCATCCTAGAGGCTAAGGGACATACCCTAGTCAACACAGAGGAAGACTACTACGCAGACGTTGTGTCAACTAAAGGTGGCTACACATACTTCAATGAAGCTGAGGTCAAGGTAGGTTGGAAGGGAGACTGGCCAACAGACTGGACTGAGATACGTATCCCAGAACGTAAGAAGAGGTTGCTACAGAAGTATGAAGGTGCTAATGGTGTACTAAACTTCTACGTATTCAGCAAAGACTTGTCACAAGCATGGAGGATTAAAGATACACAACTGACAGAAGAGAGCCTGAAAGAAGCTAAAGGACGATACATCCAGAAGGGTGAGAAGTTCTTTCACATTCCTTACAATCAAGCAGAGTTGGTTAAAGTCTAATGGATGAACCACCCAAGAAACAGTCTCGTACTAGACGTAAGACTACATATAAAGGTGCAGATAAGAAGAAGACCTCAGGTCTGACCCCTAGAACACCTAAACAGAAAGAGCTAATTGATGCGCTTAAACAAAGTAGCCAAGTCTTTATTCTTGGGCCTGCGGGGACTGGTAAAACATATGTCACGGCGACTTATGCTGCCGACCTCTACACGACGAAAGAAATTGATAAAATCGTCATCACAAGACCTCACGTTGCCGTAGGTAAAGAGTTAGGGTTCCTCAAGGGTGACTTGACAGAGAAGACTATGCCTTGGGCATTACCTGTACTTGACGTACTTGAGAAGCACTTGGGGAAGGGTACAGTGGAAACTGGCATCAAGCTAGGTAACATTGAAATGGCCCCTCTAGCCCTAATGAGGGGTCGTAGCTTTGACAATGCCTTTATCATTGTAGATGAGACGCAGAATATCACTACACATGAGCTTAAGATGCTTCTGACCCGTGTAGGGGAAGGGACTACCATTGTCCTTAATGGTGATGTACAACAGTCTGATCTAAAGGAAGCCGATGGGTTGACAAAGGTTATTCATCTTGCTAAGAAGCATCAGCTACCTGTACCAATCATTGAGTTTGGTCTTGACGATATTGTTAGGTCTGATATTACAGCAATGTGGGTACGCACTTTTCATAAGGAGGGGCTATGACGACATATGATCCAGTAGATAAACCAGCACACTATAATCAGGGAGGTGTCGAATGTATTGACTACATCAGGCAAGTCTTAGGTCTTGATGGCTTCATTGCCTACTGTCATGGGAATATGATTAAGTATCAGCATCGTTATCGCTACAAGCAGAACCCCCGTGAGGATATGAAGAAGGCTCAGTGGTATCTTAACAAGATGAACGAAGCCTTAGAGGAGAAATACAAATGACGATCTTAGAGATTATCGTAGCTGTACAGCTTATCGTATCCCTCTATCTCACACACAGGGTGTGGAAGCTACAAGAAGAGATTGAGGATATGCAGATGGTACTTGGTGCTATCCTCATGGACCAATCTGATAAAGACTTCAACCTAAAAGACCTCTTGTAAAACGAAAATAGCCCACCCTAGGAATTAACCTAAGGTGGGCTTCTTTGTATCTATCGTTCGGTTCTATTACTTACGTCTAAATAAGTTCAGGAATGAATTAGCTATCTGGTTTGGTGTAGGGAGTAACCAACCAATCACTAGCAGGAGAATAACCCAAGCTGGTACTTCATTGATTACGATAGTCTCCACAGTCTCTGTAGCGACCTTAGAGGTACTGTTTGACTGGTCTATGGTGTCTACCCTAGCGTTGGGCCTAACGCTCACCGTAGGGGCTATATTATTTGTTGTCCCAATCGTCTGGGAGTTGGTCTTCCCTGCTTGGACGTTTGCTGCTACGTTCGGTCCCCCTCCCGTGAGAAGGCTTAGTGGACCCTTGCTGCAACTTACCGTAAGCATCAAGACCAAAAGCAGCAGTGACATACGAGAAAATAGGCCAGACAAGTATTTCGATAATCTGTACATCTTTTACCTCTACTATGTAGATTAACCATACGATTAGTGCTATAGCCAATTCTCTCTTAAATGTCTTCATTTCTCTCTTGCCATAGCATCTAGGATCATACGGATAGACTTTATATTCTCATCTATACGACCAAGGGTAATAGCTTGACTTTGGACTATTTGCTCTAGGCCACTTGTACGTGTCTCAAGCCTTACAAGCTCCTTCTGGTTAATGTCAACATCATTGCGTAGTGTAGCTACAAACCAGATAAGGGCAATAGTTTGCATAATGATAGCAAAGATGAAAGTGATAGGCACACTCTTAGATAAGTGCCATTGTGGGTCTTGACTCATCACGGATAGGCCTTTCGAGAGAGTTGATAATGTGGGCCATCTGGGAAGCTCTTCCAGTCACCGCCCCACTCAAGGTCAACCTCAAGTTCTTCAGCAGCTTGCTTCATAGCATCTGCAATAGGGTAGAAGTATTCCCAGTCCCATGAGATAGGCCAAGGTGCAATGTCTACAGCATGGCCAGTTAGGTGTCGTGAGTTAAGGGTTTTTGTTGCACCCTTGCGATATAATTCACGTTGACGGTTAATGTTACGGATACCTTCGATGACACTGAAGTCTTGCTCAGTGATCTCAATGGCACGTTTTACTACAGCTACAAGATCAGGGTGTACTCCCGATAGGTTCTGTAGGCTTCTTTTACCTAGTGTGTATGACATAATCTACCTTCCGTTAGTATTTAATGCAATACAAGAGCGCAATGTTACGTGGACGAGCATCTCCAGCCGTAACATCCCTGTCACCACCAGAAGCACGAATACTCTCCAGCCCCTCATTAATCTCAGCCTGACCTGAGCCTACTAGCAAACGCCCTGACGTTGCGGACCCAAGCGCCCCTCCTGTAGTACCCCAACCGTCACGAGGTACAGTTCCAGCGAAAGCTGTTTGCGCTGACCCAAGAGAACGACCGCTATCAACACCACGGCCACCATCAAGCCCACGCACAAACTCACCACGTAGATCGGGTAGGGTGAATGTTGTTGATCCATCTCCAGCACCATAGGTTGTACCTACAGCAGAGAAAAGGCCGCTATAAGTTGTTCTTGATACAGCACTTCCATCACAAGATAGCCACCCAGATGGAGCAGAGTTCATAGCAAAGGTATTAACTGCACCGATAGGCACAGCATTAGCTGGAGCAAAGGACAAAGAAGATTGATTAAGTACCCCTAGATCAATCCAAGCGTCATCCGCTTCAGAACGCATCTTTAGGGTGTTGTTAGCTGTATCATACCACAGCATATTGGCGTAAGTTGTAGCTGGGGCCGTAGACCCGCTGTTAAGGCTACCAAGAGCTTGTAGAGCACTGTTAATGTCTGCACGGGTTGCAGGGAAACTCTGGTTGGCAATTACTAAGTCATTCTGTGACATATTAGTTATACTCCACGTATGCGGTTAGTGCAGAAATTGAAGGGGTGATCCCACTGGAAGTTGAGGACAAGGTAACCTTGAACCTAAAAGCCCTAGCGGAAATATCAGCTACCTTGATGGGGGTGTAGTCAGACCAAGTAGGTGACCCTGTTGGGTCATCTTGTGTAGTAGAAACTAGGGTTACAACATTCGTATCTGCGAACTGACTGTTGCCCCCAAGGTCATCAAACAAACCTACACCATCATCAAACAGGCCACCTTGGTCATCAAATAGGCCTGCCGTGTTATCATGGCGGTTGTTCACAGCACTGATATAAACACGACACCTTTTGACAGTGTTGTCCCCTGTCTCTATGTAATCGCTAAATAGATATTCCCCAGTTGAAGGGGCGGTCCCATAAGACGTAAGCCTTAGCTCGTTAGAGACTACCTCAACATTAGTCTTACTGCCAGTAAAAGCTGTGCTGTCCGTAAGGCTAAGGGTGTTAGTCAGAGGTTCAATGTCAGCTACAGGTACAACCACTGATGTATAGTTGACGGAACCAATCCCAGATTTATCATAAGCTCTTACTAAGTAAGTTCCAGACCTAGCTGGGACAGAAACACTAGAGGCGGGACGGGATACTTTATCCACATAAGTAATGGAGTTAGCCCATGTAGCATCAAGTAAGTCTGGCGAATACCTGATACGGTAGAAAGAAAGATCAAGGTCAGGGACCGCATTCCAATCAAGAGTAATTACCGCACCATTAACTTCAGCTACAAAACCATCCACATCAGAGGGTGGTTCAAGTAGACCAGAGGCATTGACGTTAGATAAGAACTCCCATTCCCCTTTAACACCAAAAGTGTTGATAGCTCTGGCACGGAAGTCATAATCACCATCTTCAAGGTCGATAGCTTTAAACTCACCCAACTGACCTGTACCAAGACTAATCCAAGTATCCTCAGAAGACAGTTTAAACTCTGCCTCTACATAATCAATACGCTGAGAAGCACCAGAGCTTACGGTCAAAGTGATAATATTAGTTAGCTTCTCACGGATAACCTGTGTTCTAGTCACAGCAGATAGGCCAACAGAAGGTACACTAAAAGGTGACTCTAGGGCGGTGTTATCACGTTCATAAACTACCCCATCATCTACCTCATCAAAGACAGATTCAGCAGTTTCACGTAAGGTCATGTTGACTTGCAGGTCAAGACCATCTGTAAGGCCGAAGTTCCAAGACAGAACCTCAAACTTTTTGTTAGTCCAACCGAAGCGAGAGTTGGTAAGGCGAATGTTGTCGCCTACCTGAACCTGCATAGTTTTAAGACCAAAGGCAGCAGTAACTGTAAGCTGTTGACGATTACGTTCAAGAGCAATACGAGCTATACGACGAGCTTCAATAGAGTTGTCAGTAAATGGTAGGTCTACGTCAGCAACAGACTCTTGCCCATTGTCAGCAGCTAGGAAAGCAGCACTGTCCACTTGTGGGTAGTCAGTGGTCTGCCAATTACTCTCTTCGCCACGGAATGTACCTTTAACGACATTAAAGTTATCTCTACGAGAGTGTCTTGTAGCTACACCAATAGAAGAACGTAGGTCGTCTTCATTAAGGTCAAGTACAGTGGCAGTCCAGTAGGCTGGCTTCATACGCCACTTACCTTGAGCATACCACAATGTACCACCCATAGAAGTTAGGAGGTTATTGATAACATCGTAGGGAGTAAGGTCAGCAGTAAAAGCACCATTACAAGTGTAACGAGTTGTACCTGCATCTGTGTTGGTTTCATTACAGACAGATACAGCAGTATTAACAAGGTCATCATCAATATTGCCAACTTCTTCTGCAAGACCGTAGTTACTGATGAGGTAGTCTCTCAAGCACAAGGCTGGGTTATCAGACCAAGCTGTAGTGTCTGTAGCTGGATTGTAGACCTTCTTACCTTTTACTGTAGCTGTGAAGGTTGGTACACCATTAGGGAAAGCATCAGCATCAAACTCCATACGGACATACATATAAGCAATACCACGGAGCCTATGTGCTGAAGTCCACTTAGCAGACTCAGCTACAAGATCAGCATCAGCTACTTGATCTGAAGCACCAAGGTGAGTGTTAATACGTATCTTACCATTATACTGACTAGGTGAAGTTACATTACCACTACCATCAATAGTAGCAATCTCATCGTTGATGTAGATGTCTTCAAAGGAGTTAATCTCATGGCCAGCTATAGCAATAATACGATGGAGGTATTTGTTGTTAGTCCCTGTAGCCTCATCATATACGATAGCACCACCAACACGAACTTCACCATAGATTATTTGATGAGATAAAGCAGAGCCACGGGTGTTGACCTGATAACCACGTTGTGCGCCAGCTACAGAAGGTTTGGGGGAAAGAGCATTAAGGGCTACACCAAGCGCAAAGTTGACAGCAAAGGTTGTGAGGAATGCAGTCATACCAAAGGCCGCTGTCATCAACGTACCTGTCGCAAGTGCGGTTGT